TGTTGCAGATCCTTCTGCTCCCAATGCTTTCGTTAATGGAATCATGGAAGGCAAGGAATGGATTTTTGAAAACGGAATGTGGACCGAAAGAGATCGTGAGCAATCCGTCAAACTCATCAAAAATTCCTCAAAAAGAGATCTACAAGAAAACATTGTAAAAGTCTTCAATAACTATTTTAAGAAATTGTCATGAATAACATTCCTTCAAACACAAAAACATATCTCTGTGCATTGCTTGAACACAAAAATGAAAGCAATCCAAATGACAATGTTTATGTACATTTGAAGGAATACAGAAAACGTTATTTTGCCGAAGCACGCTCAGATCTCAGCACCACAGGAGTCATAAAAAGTCCATTGGAATTAAAATCCAAAAAAGGTGAAAAAATTGATTTAGAAAAAATGGCTTTTGGTGGCAGAGGTAAAGGATTGGATACTTCGAAAGATAAAGATGGTAAAGAAATAAAAAAACCTAAAACTGATACAGAATCAGGATTTTGGGGTGATGTCCTCAAATATGGAATGGGACCGTCATCTGAAGCAAGTTGGGAGGATATTGGCTCTTTGGCAACTATTGGTGGTGCTGGAAGTATTGCTAATGTTGTCGGTAAAGTTATGCAACGAGCAGGTGGTTTAGGGGGAGCCATGGGAGTTGTTGCTAGTGGATTGGGTGGTGCCATGGAAGATTTAACTGGTATGTCACACTTAAAACAACAAGCCGCTGCCTTTGGTCCCGAATACGCCGCAAACGTGGTAGACGGTGCTGGTAAGCCTCCAGTTACAATTTATGTACCACAAGCACAGGCAGCACAATCTAATTGGCTTTATGGTCTACTTGGAGGTAGAACAAGATAAAGTCTTAAATATTTTGGAGTATAAATAATTTTACACTTAAGGATCCTTTTAATATGAAAAATAAGAAACAAACCATTTCAGAAGCCGCCATGCAAGCCATGGGTCTAGGCGATTACGATGCAACCGGCAAGGGTTCCGTCGATGCAACCGGAAAGGGCTCAATGACCGCCCCACCAGTTGCCACGGGCGCTGTTGCCGTTCCCGGAGTTCCAGCCCCAATCGTCCCCAACTCAATGGGCATGATGGGTAAGGCTGCTCCAGCAATGTCCGCTCCTGCTCAATCTTCCGGAGAGGAAGAGGAGACAGAGGAAACAGAAGAAGAAGAGCCCACCGAAGTCGAAGAAAGCGTTGAAGATCAGGAAATGATCGCAGAAGCCCGCGCACAATTCCGCGCTGCTCTCGCTTCATTGCTCGGTGAAGAAGTCGCTTCAGAAGAACTCGTCAGCAAACTAGAGGCAATCTTTGAAGCCGCTGTCACAGACCGCGTTGAAAAGACTGTTGCCCACATCGTTCAGGGTGTTGACGGCAACGTCAAGCAATATCTTGAGAATGTCACCGAATCTCTCGTAGAGAAGGTAGACGACTACCTTGACTACGTAGTCGAAGAATGGATGACAGAAAACGCTGTAGCCGTTGAACAAGGCATCAAGACTCAAATTGCCGAGAACTTCATCAGTGGTCTAAAGAACCTCTTTGAGAACCACTACATCGATGTTCCCAACGAGAAGTACAATGTTCTTGATGAACTTTACGCTCAAAACCGTGAGTTGGAAAACAAACTCAACGAGTCCGTAAATGTCAGCATTGAACTCAAGAAGCAAATCGAATTGACTGAATGTGCTGGAATCTTTGTCGCTGAGACAAGAGACCTCGCAGACACTCAAATTGCCAAACTTCAAAATTTAATGGAAAATGTTTCTTTCGCTTCAGTCGATGAATATCGTGAGAAACTAACTGCCATCAAGGACAATTATCTAAACACCGCAAGTCGCGCTCCAGTTCGTTCCGTTGAGCCAGAGCAAACATTTGCACCAGTCAAAACTGCCCCGACTACCCTCGTAGAAGGTTACGTCGGTGCGTTGGGTAGACTCAATAAAAAGGTCTAAATTTCACTATTACTAAATATTTACACTCACAGGAGAAAACACTAAAATGCAATTCGCAGAAAATACACCATATGACGTTTTAACAGAAAAATGGGAACCAGTGCTCGGCCACGATGCACTCCCCAAGATTCAAGATGACTATCGCAAGAAAGTCACTGCCGTCCTTCTAGAAAATCAAGAGCAAGCTCTTCGTTCACAACACTTGACCGAAGACATGAGCTCCAACAACTTGGGCATGCCTATGAATTACCAGAACAATCCAACTGTTGCTGGTTATGATCCCGTGCTCATCTCGTTGGTTCGTCGTGCTATGCCAAACTTGATGGCCTATGATATCTGCGGCGTTCAACCAATGACCGCCCCAACTGGCCTCATCTTTGCCATGCGCGCTCAATATCAACTTCAAGGAGCCAAGCCCGGTACATACGCTTCCGCAAATGAAGCAATGTTCCAAGAACCACAAGCCGAATTCGGCGGTTCGGGTTGGACACTCTCGGCTGCATTCCAAGCCAGCAGAGGTCTTTCCGCTGGTTGGAACTACGGTGCAACATTTGAAAACATTTACCGCACTGCAGGTACTCTTGATAGCCTTCGTGGTATTCTAACCTCAAACGGCGAAGGTCTCGGTGGTGCGCCAACAACTCCAGGTTACGGTACTTGGAACCAAATGGCCTTCTCAATCGACCGTGTTGCCGTACAAGCCAAGACCCGCGCTCTAAGCAGCAACTACACCGTCGAATTGGCACAAGACCTCAAGGCTGTTCACGGTCTAGACGCTGAAGCCGAACTCGCCAACCTTCTCAGCACCGAAATTCTTGCTGAGATCAACCGCGAAGTCGTCCGCAGCATCTATTATGTTGCCAAGACTGGTTCACAACAACCCGATCTCCTATCGGCTGGAACCTATGATCTTGATGTTGACTCAGACGGTCGTTGGTCTGCTGAACGCTTCCGTGGCCTCAGCTTCCAAATCGAACGTGAATGCAACACCATCGCCAAGGAAACCCGCCGTGGTAAGGGTAACTTCATCATCTGTGACAGCGATACCGCTGCTGCTCTAGCCATGTCTGGCTTCATGAGCCTCAGCCCCGCAATCGCTCCTCAGATCAATGCTGATGATACCCAAAATACCTTTGCTGGTATCCTCTCTGGCAAGATTCGCGTCTACATTGACCCCTATAGCCCAGTTGGACTAAACTTCTTCGTCACTGGTTATAAGGGTGAATCTCCCTATGATGCTGGTCTGTTCTACTGCCCATACGTACCGCTACAAATGGTACGTGCAGTAGATCCCAACAATTTCCAACCCCGTATTGCATTCAAGACCCGTTATGGTGTTGTAGCCAACCCATACGTCCTTGACAGCAGCAATATTCCTGATGGAGAGAAGTTGACCAAGGGCTTGAACCAATACTACCGTATTACTCAAGTCAAGAATCTACACGGTAACACCATCTGATTCATAACTTAACCTAACCTTCGAAAACCTCCCGAGAAATCGGGAGGTTTTTGTTTTACCATAAATATTTCTATGAGTCTCTGTTCATCAAACATTAATCCACTCTACAACAGTTATTTTCGTCTGATATTTGGTCGTGGAACCAAGCAGATGGAACTAATGTGTCAGCGTGCAAATTTGCCTGGAATATCAATTCCAGATCAAAATCAGCCAACAGTTCTTGGTGTGACCATTCCTGTTCCAACCATGAGTGCAAATTTTGAATTATTGAATGTTGAATTCATTGTGGATTCAGATCTTACAAACTGGAAAAATTTGTATTCTTGGATCCGAAATATTACAAACATTACAAATGATGTGGATCACAATCTCTTATATCAAGATTGGCATCATTTTGCAAATCTTTATTTGTTTGATCCTTCAAATAACTGCGAAGTTTTGCAAACAACTTTTCATTACATCATTCCAGTAAAATTAAATGGCTTGGTATTTCAGGCCGATAGTAGTGATGCCATCATACAAAAAGCCACATGCAGTTTCAAATATTCATATTACGACATGTGGATAGATGGACAGGATGCAGTGCCCTCTGATGTCAGCGACGAAAATTAAAGATAGTCATTAGGGTTATCTGACCAACTTTCCGGATCCTCTGGTGGGCTCTCCGGTTTATAAGGCAGTTTATTGGTCTCTGGTTTCGTTTTACGGCGTTTCTTTCGCTTGGGTGGCTTCGGAGGCGTTTCCTCCTCCTCGGGGCTTATAAACGATTCTACGTCGGCTTCTTCTTCTTCTCCATCATCTCCCAAATCTACTCCAGCAGCCTCAAAATTTTCCATTAAATCATTAATAAACCCGACAAAATCTTCATTGTTGAAAAGATCATTTAAAAGTTCCAAACCTTGTTGATTTCCAGTACCGTAAACATTGTTTGGTGCGATTGCTGATTTTGGATTGTCTTGAATTAACACCAAATATGCTTCATACATTGATGTCAGTTCGTCTGTGGGTGTTCCCATATAGACAATTGAGTTACGAGGAACCAAAATTTCAAACCCTTTGATGTTGTAAAGATAATTGACAAGTTTGACGAATTCCATGATATCACCTTCAGGAGTCTTTGTTGCATAGTTCTCCATCAAGGCAGGCATTCTCAAACTAATTTCGTGTTGGGACACATCCTTGACCAGACCAATTAATTCCTCTCCCGTAAGCAACCTAACAACTCTAAGTGTGCCTGAAAGAGGATTTTCAGGAAGTGAATCGGACATAGGATGTCCTCCTACTCTTATTTATTTTTTCCAAGGTCTGTAAAAGACATCGAATGAACGGTGTAATCAAACTTTTCTTTTTTGTAAATCTTCACACGCTCTTCGAAATGTCTGTAGATATGATTTTTGTGAGACTTCCAACAAAGATCGTCAACAATATCATATACTTTGAGTGTTTTCTTTTTCTCTGACACTCTAAGACCACGGCCAATGCTTTGAAGCAATCTTATAATCGATTTAGTAGGTGAAGCAAAAATAATATTGTCAAGATTGACAATGTTGATGCCAGTGCTAGTCGTACCAAAACTGGCCACCAGAATGGCGTTTGATTCTTTGTCGATGACTTTACGGATGTATTCTCTTGAATCTGCTTCTGTTTTTCCGTGTATGAGATATATTTTGCGATCCGTTCCCGCTGCTTCCAAGAGAGCTGCGAGTGGTTTACCGTGGTCTTCGACGTAATTAAAGAGGACAAGGGTATTCCCCTTGGTGCGGAGGGCGAGTTCTTTGATGAATTCGTTTCGCTTTTCATTCGTTACGATCCATTTCAATTCATCAATGTATTTTTGTTTCTTGATGAATTGCTTCTCCTCATCATTATATTTAAGAATTATGCAATCTATGCCGAGTTTTGCAAGCAATCCTTTGTTCATCAACCCCTTGGTTTGAATGAACTGAATCGCAGGACCAAGAATGCCTTCGATGCTAAGTCGATGAGCCTGTGCCTGATCTAGCGTACCTGTAGTACCAATTCGAAACCAAGCCTTTGAGAGTTTTTGACCAATGAAGTTGATTGATTCGGCTTTGGCTTGATGACACTCATCGAAGAAGACGGCATCGAACTGGTCAAACCAAGTCTTTGGGAGTTTGTATATCGACTGCCATGTAGAAACCACAACCTGTCTGTTGAGTTCCTTTTCTGCCCCAGCCATGATTTTTTGAATGTACTTCTTGCAGGACCAAGACTTGTCGTTCTTTGAATAGTCAAAGAAGTCTGATTCCATCTGATTCACCAGACCAACCGTGGGAACTAAAATAAGTATTTTCCGATCTGACTTTAATACGGATTGAAGAAACCGGACCAAGACGTATATGATCAAACTTTTGCCCGAACCAGTAGGAGAAATCAGCACGCATCTGTGTTGATTCAAAGCATGCAGTATGGCCTGCTGTTGATGAGAATGCATTTTCACTGCTTGTTTCTTTACCGAAACCTGCAATGTATCGTAGAACTGTAAAAGTTTGTCCTCCGTGATGCATAGAGGATTTTTTGTCTCTTTAATATTTAGTTGGTATTGTCGTTCTTTACAAAATTTTTCTAGATAAGTTTTCAATCCACGGGGAAGAGTGGAAGAAAGAATGTCGAACAATCTTATTCGCCCATCCCAAATTCTTTTTTTGAATAAAGGCATATATTGAGCACCTGGAACCATGAATGAAAAATAGTCCCTTAACTCTTGTTTTATGCCTTTGTCGGTCTTCACATAATACCGAACTTCATCAATAGAATCAACTTCAATATCCACATAATATTTAGACTATGCCATTCATCATTTTGTTCCACTCAATGGCAGACTTGATGGCAAAGTTTCTATTATTGAGTGCTTTCAAAAATTCTTCCACCATTTTAATTTTAATTTCTGTGACAGAAATTTTTGACTTAAGTTCAATTAGTTTTGGATCTGCGTCCATGAATTTATCAACATCTGTCTTTAAAATATCCAATTCAAACGGTTCTTCTTTCCAGTCTGCAAGTTCTTCTTCAGAAGCCTTGCCAGTGTAAATTTTCCATTTACGCAAACGCAAAATGGCAAAGTCATGTTGGTACTTCGTCAAAAGTAATTTAAGATCCGTAAGTTGATTAAGATACTTGGAGTGTATTTGAGGTATCTTAAGAGACTCTATACCTAGTTCTGTAGAGTCTATTTGAGAGTCTTTAGTTATAGAGTTCTTTAGTTCTTCTAGATTCATCTTTAGTATTGTTCTTTAAAGTTCTTTTTAAGAGAACTATAGAGTATCTTTAGATAAAGTCAAATAAATATATTTGACATTTCTTTATTATGTCTTATATTATTGTGAGTACTTATGGCAAAACTATTAATCAAATTTCCAACCCGTAATAGACCTGAAAAATTTAAAAAAGTCTTACAAAGATACATCGATGGGCTTTCCGGCAAACATGATGTAAAATTTGTAATAACAATGGATCATGATGATTCAACGATGAATACGCCAGAAATTAAAGACTGGTTGAATTCATTGCCTGTAAAAATTAAATACAACTATGGACATTCTAAATCTAAAATTGAAGCAGTCAATGCTGATTTAGAAAATGAAGACGCAGATGTGCTGCTACTAGCGTCTGATGACATGGTACCACAGTTAAAAAACTACGATGACATTATTTTTGATTGTTTTCGACAAGTCTTTCCAACATTTGATGGTGCAATAAAGTTCCATGATGGGTTGAGAAATGACGATCTGATGACATTGTGTGTGATGGGTTGGCCTCTATACAAGGAATTTGGATACATTTATCATCCAGAATACACCTCTGTATATGCTGACAATGAACAAACAATTGTTTTGAAAAAAATGAATAAGTTTGCGACATCTGATACTTGTATTATCAAACATGATTGGTCTCCAGAACCATGGGATGACCTTCATGCAAGAAATGAAAATTCTGAAATGTATCAAAAAGACAAATTGATTTTTGATAAACATATGAAAGAATTGTTTGCATGATAAAGTATTTGACATACTTGAATAGTGGATGTAAAGACATATGTGACAACATGTTGTTGTCTGCATCTAATGTAGGTATATTAAAAGATCAATTTAAAATTATTGCGTTTGACAAGCCAATTTATGATTATTATTCCAATAAAGGAATTGACATTGATCTATATGTAGATTCACCTGAAGAAAAATATCATGAATGGAGTTGGGATATTGATTCTAAATTTAGACATTTAGTAAAAAATAAGTGGTCTATTATAAAAAATCAATATACAAAGTATAAAAACTTGGTTTGGTTAGATACTGATGTTGTATTTTTTAAAAACCCTCTAGAACAATTAAAGAATTGTTTGGTACCAACCTTTCAAGTTGATTATCCAGTTGCATGTGCATGTACTGGATTTATGTATTTTCCAAACAATAATTTGAGTGAAAAAATTGTAAACGACCTAGGATCGCAAAATACAGAAGACGATCAATTGATTTGCAATAGTTATTTGAGATCAAATGCTATACAAAATCAAATCAAGTTTTTTGATTTAAATTTGTTTCCAAATGGAAGTTATTTTTACGACCACAAAGGAACTGATAAAAATACGGCCCTTATTTTGCATTGTAATTATATCTTGGGTTTAGAAAACAAGATAAATAGATTGAAAGACATCGGAGCTTGGTATTTGTGATTTATTCTAGAGAAGATTTAAGACCAACACCACGATATCCAACTTATCCTCCGTACCATGTTGGGGATTATTTGGAAGATTATTTTTACAATAAATTTGTTGAAAAAAAATTAACGTTAACTAGAGACTACATTGGTATCAGTTGGACAACTTTATACTGTCAAAACCAAGATCAACAAATCCAATCATTTTTAAATAGTTTGGATTCAAGTAAAAAGTATTTTACTGTCTGTCAGCATGATGATGCTCCACGACACATTCTTCCACCTGACACAATTTGTTTCTCTGCGGGTGGAAATGTAAACGGACCAAATATAAAACCAATTCCGCTTATTTGCTCTTCTATACCAATAAAACCCATTGAAACCAAAAAACAATACTTAGCCTCTTTTGTTGGTTCAATGACTCACCCAATAAGAGCAAGAATGGCTCAAAAATTACAATATTTGTCAGATTACAAAATATTGATAAAAATGTGGAACCCCACGGTTGAAAAATCAGAAATGGATGTTTTTTTTAATTTAGCAAGTCAAAGCAAATATTTACTATGCCCAAGAGGATATGGTCTAAATTCATTTAGATTGTACGAAGCATTTCAATTAGGGTGTGTTCCCGTAATTATAACAGATAAATTCTTCTTACCTTGGACTGATGAATTAAATTGGAATGATTTTTCTGTATTGATTGATGAATCAAAAATCGATCACATTGATGATATATTAAGAAATATAGATGATGATCAATACAATAAAATGATCACAATTGGAAAAAATTTGTATCCAAAGTACTTTACTTTAGATGCTTTAGTTGAAAATATTACAAAAAGATTATCATGAAAAAAATATTATTTGTCATAGCCAATTATTCAGACTGGAAGCAAAGGTTTTTTGAAAACAATTTTTCTCCAAGAAATAAAAAATTTGCTGATATGCACGGGTATGAGTATATCGTAAGTTCCGGTGGGCTTTTGTTCCGAAATAATCCAACTTGGTGGAAATTTACACTTGTCAAAGAAATGATTGACAATGGTACTCTTCAAGATGGAGATGAGTTACTGCATTTAGATGCGGATATGAGAATAGACAAGTTTGATAAAGACTATCCATGCAATAAATCATTTACGGTATGCATAGACAACGGAAATACATTTTGTATGGGTTCATATAAATTAAAAATCAATGATTGGTCTAAACAATTAATCTATAATATTCTTGATGAAAAATTATGGTTAAAGAAACAACACGATCCTCATTGGATGTCGTTTCGTGAGCAAGCTGCTTTTTACACTTTGTGTGGTGTGGTCCCCCATAGTTGGGTTTCATTTCTAGAATTGCCAAATTACGGCTGGCACCAAAATAAAACTGAGGATACTGTGTATTCTCTAGAAGAATTGCACAAAAATGTTGAAGTTTTGGGACCAGAGTGGAATACTACGTTATTGTCCGAAGAAGAAAATGAAATTGGTCCAGCTCTAATGAAATACAATATTACAAAATCTAAAAAGGAAGACACAATTATTAGACACTTTGCTGGAGGACAAGTGTGGAAAATAATATAATGTTTTATGATTATTTAATCGTGGGAGCAGGATTTTTTGGTTCAGTTTTTGCTAGATTAGCAACAGATGATGGAAAAAAATGTTTGGTAATAGATAAAAGAAACCATATTGCTGGGAATTGTTACACCGAATCTATTGAAAATATAAATGTTCATGTTTATGGACCTCATATTTTTCATACAAATGACAAAAATATTTGGAATTTTGTAAATCGTTTTGCAGAATTTAATAATTTTATTCTTTCCCCAAAATCTAAAAGTAAAGATAAATTGTATTCACTACCATTTAATATGAATACTTTTTATGAAATATGGAATACAAAAACTCCAGAAGAAGCTAAACAAAAAATAGAAGAACAAAAATTTAAAGGAATTCCTTCGAATTTAGAAGAACAAGCATTGTCTTTAGTAGGCAAAGATGTATATGAAATTTTAATTAAAGACTATACTACCAAGCAATGGGGAAAATTACCAAAAGAATTACCACCTTTTATAATTAAAAGATTACCAGTACGATTTACTTACGACAATAATTATTTTAATGATCGTTATCAAGGCATTCCGGTAGGAGGATATACAAAATTATTTGAAAATATATTAAAGGATATTGAAGTAGTTTTAAATGTTGACTATTTAAAAAATAAAAACTATTACAATAATATTGCCAAATACGTAGTATATACTGGCTGCATCGATGAATTTTTTAATTATGAATTTGGGAAGTTAGATTATCGTTCTTTAGAATTTAAAACAGAAATACTTGAAACAAAAAATTATCAGGGATGTGCAATTATGAATTATAATGATGTCAACATTCCTTGGACACGTATTGTAGAACATAAACATTTTGAAAAATGTGATTCAGAAAAAACAGTAATCACAAAAGAATATCCAAAAAAATATGAAATAGGGTCTACTCCTTATTATCCAATCAATGATGAAAAAAATAATAGTATTTACAAAAAATATAAAGAAAAAACAAAAACATATTCAAATATTATATTTGGTGGTAGACTAGCCGAGTATAAATATTATGACATGCACATGGTCATTGCTTCAGCAATGACAAAATATAAAAATCATATTAGTGGTAATATAGAGAAAGAATTATGATAAAAAAACAAACCATAACTGTCGATTTTGTAGATTTTTGGCCAAATTTTGTTAAAAATGATAATTATTTTTATCATCTATTGAGTCAAGAATATGATGTAATAATAACCGAAAATAAACCCGATCTTTTGTTTCATAGTGTAGACTATTTTAGACAACAGGGACATAAAAAATATAATAACAACCACACTAAAAAAATTTACTATACGGCAGAGCCACCACATATCCATAGACCAGATTATAACGAAAGTCATTTCTCTTTTACATATGAAGATACTGGGGATAGTAGAAATTATAGATTACCACTGTGGGTATTGCATTTAAATTGGTTTAATGTACCACATTCAGATGATAGAGATCAGTCTTATCTCCATTCGATTGAAGAGTTTTTAAAACCAAAAGATGCAGAATATTTGTGGGATACCAAAAAAGAATTTTGCTCTTTTATTAACACTCAACCATTTGGTAGGAGAGTAGAATTTGTTCCCAAGTTAAATCAAACTCAATTTGTTCATTGTGCTGGGCGTTTATATAATAATGTAAATGGGAATATAATTGGAAGAGGTGATCAAAGGTGGAAAATAGAATATCTAAAACATTTTAAATTTAATGTAAGTATGGAAAACTGTGATGATTATGGATATGTAAGTGAAAAAATTATTCATGGAATGTTTGCAAACTGTATTCCAATTTATTGGGGATCGAATGCCGTAATCAAAGATTTTAATTCAAAATCTTACATTAATTGGCATAATTTTAATAATGATGAAGAAACTATTGAAAAAGTTATGGAACTAAACACAAATAAAGTAAAATATTGTGAAATGATGTCTCAACCATGGTTTTATAATAATGAAATACCTATTAATGTTCAACCAAAAACAATTTTAAATTTTATAAATGAAAGAATATTAAACAATGCCACTAGATAAAAATGGAAAAGATTTATTACTTTATAAAAATAATTGTAAAATTTTTATAGAAACCGGATCTGCCGATGGTGGGGGAATAGAATCAGCACTTAAAGCAGGATTTGAAAAAATTTTTAGTATTGAATTAAATCCCGATTTATATAATAAATGCAAAGAAAAATTTAAAAATCAGAGTAATGTTTATCTATACTGTGGAAGTTCTGAGATATTCTTAAAACAAATAATAGAAATTGTGGATCAGCCATTTTTATTGTGGTTAGATGCTCATTACTCAGGTGGTCCATACATTGGCGATTTGATGCATAATTATTTACCAAAAGAATTAAGTTCTATAACACATCTTGTTCATAAATTTAAAAATTCACCAATATTAATTGATGATATGAATTTTTATATTAATGATAAAACTTTTTGCAGTAATGTAGAAAATTTGTTAAAACAAATAAAACCTGATGGAAATATCAAATATGAGCAATCTTGTGATCAAGAAGCCAAAAGTTTGTTTTTAACAGTGTTATAAAAATTATATAAATGAACAATCAATTAATTATAGCTCGTTATAATGAAGATTTATTTTGGCTAAATGAATGGCAAAGTCAATTTGATATTGTCGTTTATAATAAAGGAAAAGATGATTTAAAACAAGATTATAAAATTATCAATCTTCCTAATATCGGACGAGAAGCCCACACGTATCTTTATCATATTGTAAATAATTATGATACTTTAGCTGAAAATAATATTTTTTTACAAGGAAACATCAAAGATCTCGGTCCCAATGTTTATCAAGATTTAAATTGTTATCTAAATGAAATAAAAGAAAAAGGATATTCTGCCAATGGTGTGTACTATACCTGTGGTAATTATTATAAAAATATAGATTTTTTAGCAGATCCTTTATACAAGGATCAAGTTTTATCTAAACATTTTAGACTTTCTGATATTACTTTTAAAGATTATATTTTAAAACATTTTAAAGTTCTTCCAGTGTGTATGATATATTCAATGAAAGGTTGTTTTGGTGTTAGTAAAAAAAATATACAAAGTAGACCAAAAGAATTTTATTTAAATTTGTTAGACTCTATACCGGACTATCATACAGTCGAAGAAGCACATTTTTTAGAAAGACTTTGGGCATTTATATTCACTGAAAAGGTAAATTTATAATGACATATTCTTTACACGAATTAGATGATAAATTGTTAAAATATTTATTTTATGAAAATGGATTTTTTATTGAAGCTGGTGCAAATGATGGTGTAGCACAATCTAATACCTTATTATTTGAACAAAAATTAAATTGGAAAGGTATTTTAATAGAACCAAACCCACACAAAGCAAACTTATGTAAAATAAATCGACCAAATTCCATTGTTGAACATTGTGCTTTGGTTAGCAAAAATTATAATCACCCTTTTATTGAAGGTGATTTTAATCATAATGATTATGCCAATAGTTTAATGAGTATGGTTTTAGACGAGGGTGATGAGTGTGATTTAAATTACAAAAATCATAAAAATTATAAAAAAAACCATGAAAATATTATATCAGTACCAGCCAAAACCTTAACATCAATTTTAGAATTTTATAAAGTAAAAAAAATAGATTTACTTTCTTTAGATGTAGAGGGATATGAAATTTCTGCATTAAATGGATTAAATTTTATTCAATTTTCTCCACTCTATTGTTTAATAGAAACAACAACAGATGAAAATAGAATTACCATGATAACCGCATATATGAATGACAATAATTATAATGTGATTGAAAGATTGTCTGGAAATGATTTTTTGTTTAAGTTAAAAAATGATTGACATTAAAACATATATTTTACATTGTAAAAAATTTAAAGAAAGAAAATTATTTATTACAAATCAAATAAATAATTTATTTTCTAATTATGAATTTTATGAAAATTATGATGGTGACGAACTTACTACAGAAATTATAAACAAATATTATGATCCATCTCCAGAAAAACAATTATTCAAATTTAAATTATGGTTTGAACAAAATAGGGGCCACGCAGTGGCAAGACTTTTAAATACATCAGAAATTTCTTTAACTATAAAACATTATGAAGTTTTGCAAAAAATTGCATACTCTTCTGATCCATATGCAATTGTTTTGGAAGATGATGTAATATTTGATTCAAATTTTTTACAATTATTTCAAAAATATTTAAGTGAAACACCAAAAAATTTTGATGTTGTTTTTATGGGTTCTGGTGCAAATTTAAAACCAACAAATATTATACCAGATAAAATCTGGTATTTAAAAACACATCCGGCTTCTAAATGTGCAGACTCATATTTAATAACAAAAAAAGCGGCTAATGAAATAGTTCAAACATATACTCCATTTAATATCTGCTCTGATTATGAATTAGCATATCAAATGTATCTACACAATCATAAAGTATATTGGTGGGAACCATCTTTAGTAAAACAAGGTTCGGAAATGGGATTATTTAAATCATCTTTAAGGTAAATATAAATGAAAAAAATTGCTTGTATTAAATTTGCAGGATTCGCAACTGGCGGTACAGAAAAAGCTTTGCAAAATATTGCAGTTACTTTAGCAGAATCAAAAAAATATCATGTAGATTACTATTACACCAACGCAGCACCATTTTTAAATTGTAATTTTGTGCATCCAGATAATTCTTTAGAACAAAAAAAATGGGTTGAATCTTATGGTGTTAAATCTATTCCCGTTTTTGTAGAATCAAAAATTGGAAACAAATCACCCTTTGAATGGAATAATACAAATTTTTGGAATTTGTTTAAAGAATCTGATTATGATGTAATACAAACAGCAAGAGGGGGATACACGGAGTATCCGTTTAATTTAATAAATCATACTCCTATTATTGATGGAATACACAGCGATGCTGGTGAGGATAAACCAAACATCAAAAAAGCAATATTGATTTCCAAATGGCAAGCCGACAAATGGGCTTCAAATGGTGGGAATATAAAAAAAGCTGTTATTATACCAAATTTAGTATTTGTACCAGAAAAAAAACCAAGTACGTTAAGAAACAGATTAAACATACCAGAAGATGCATTTGTTTTTGGTTTTCATCAAAGAAATGACCCAGCTCTGTTTTCGCCTGTTGCATTACAGGCATATCAACACATTCAAAAAGAAAATGTTTATTTTGTTTTACTTGGTGGGAGTGACAGACATCGCCAGTATGCTAAAGAAAATAATTTAAAAAATGTGTATTTTTTAAATTTTACTTCGGATTTAAATGAAATACATGATTTTTTAGAGGGTATTGATGTTTATTCACATTCTAGACTTGATGGCGAAGTTTGCTCAGTTGCTATTATAGAAGCCATGTCACATGGTAAACCAATCGTCACTCATCCAGGAACAGTTTCTATGGGTCATTTAGAACAAATAGAAGGGTGTGGTTATATGGCTTACAACGTTGAAGAATATGCTAACAAACTTAAACTAATTAAAGACAATAAAGAAATTTATTCTGCAATGAGTGAAAATACATTAAATAAGTATTTTGAAAAATATTCTTACCACAAAGTAAAACAACAAATTATTGATCTTTATTCCGAAGTATTATAAAAAATTATTAAAATAAAAATGAATATTTTATTAGCATATCATTCTGTTCCTGAAAAGGATATTTGGAATACCCCAGTTGGAATTGGTAAATCTTTTCAAAAAAAGGGACATAATGTATTTTATGTCCCTAATTTAAATCCAAATAATTTAACTTTTGATAATATTTACACAAATATAAATGACGCTGATTTTATTTTGTTTTGTTGGTGTGGTCCATCGGAATCTTTTGATTATGAAATAAAAAAATTAAAAAACAATACAAATAAAAAGATTTATCTGGAATTAGGTGACGAACCACAAACTTTTTTATATAATCAAAAAAGAATATTTTTTGCGGATGGTCTATTAACACCTGATTTGAGATGTCATAAACACTATCAAAGCAAAGGATTTCCTTCTTATTGGTTAACGCATTGGTGTGATGATAAAATTTTTTATAAAAAAGAAAATTCAAACAAAAAAAATATTTGTGTTACAACATGCGGCAACAGGCCATTTGTAGACAAATTATCTGAAAAATTTAAAGACCAATTTATTAATCAAAAAGTTTGGAATTATGATAATACAGATTTTTTTAATTCAGGAACTGTTTGTTATCAATATGCTAGATATGATGAAATTACAAGAAGATTATTTGAAGCGGGTGGTTGTGGAAACGCTATATTGACAAATAGAATCTCTCCTGAAAGTGGTATTTACGAATTGTTTACAGAAGATGAAGATATGGCTTTTTTTTCAACCGAAGAAGAATGTCTTGCAAAAATGGACAAACTCTTAAATGACAGTGTTTATAGAAATAAACTTTCAACTAATTTGTATAAAAAAATAACAAGTAAACATATGGTTGGTAATAGAGTGGATGAAATTATACGAATTTATAATAACGATTCTTGTTTGCAAAAGGTATAAAAAACTTCACTCGTATTTGTTATTGGTAATATATATTTGATTATTTTCCATACCATGCTATAGTATACATGTGAAAAAAGCCAAAAAGAAAAAAGCCAAGCCATCGGATGCTGATTATGTAGACAATCAGCAGCTCTACGATGCCTTGGTTGAATACAAAAAGAAGTGCAAGGACGCAGATAACTCTGGAAGAAAGAAGCCAAAGTTACCAGATTACATCGGTGAGTGTGTATTGAAGATAGCAAGCCGATTGTCATATAGACCAAATTTTGCAAACTATTCCTATAGAGACGAAATGGTATCTGATGCCGTTTTAAATTGCATAACATACATAGACAATTTTGATCCTAAGCGTTCAACCAGCCCATTTGGTTATCTAACCCAAATTTGCTGGTTTTCTTTTGTGCGTATAATCAACAAAGAAAAGAAAGAAAAGTATGTTCAATATAAGTTTGCAGAACAACAGAACAACAAAGACTTTCAAAATTGGTTCAATGAAACCTATGCTGGAATGGATATCGGAAGACGAGATTTTTTTGGTCTGACCGATTCCGACATGGTAAGGTTTGATGAAATGTGTCAGCCAAAAAAGGCAAAAAGAAAAAAGCGAAAGCCAAAGCCAGATCCGTTTGATCTATGAAAGCAATAATTCTTAACGACACCCACTTTGGATACAAGAATGATTCGTGCATAGTTCTTGATTACTTCCTTGATTTCTTCACAGAAGAGTTGTTTCCTTACATGAAGGAGCACAACATCAAGACTATCTTCCATCTGGGGGATCTTTTTGACAGGAGAAAATATGTCAATTTTAAGACGCTTCACAGAGTTCAAAAAGAGTTTTTTGACCCATTACTTGAGATGGGTATCAAAGTCCACATCATCTGTGGAAACCATGATACCTATTATCGTAACACCAATGCAATCAATTCCTTGCAGGAACTCGCTGGACATTATTCGAATTGGTCAGTATATTCAGAGCCGACCAATGTTCATCTTTCCTGCGGTTGTGTCGCACTACTCCCGTGGATAAACCCGGAAAACGAAGATCAAGCAGCAAAGTTTCTTGCAGACAACACCTGTTCGGTTTTGTTGGGCCATCTTGAACTTTTTGGATTTCAAAGCATCCGTGGTGTGTTTATAGAGCAAGGTTATGATCCCAAACATTTCGATAAGTTTGAGTACGTTCTTACTGGGCATTATCACATTAAGTCTAGCCGTGACAATATTCATTATCTCGGAACGCAATACCAAATGGGCTTTTCTGACGTTTGGGAGGAAAAGGGCTTCCATGTCTTCGACTTTCAGGATCGTACTCTTGCATTTGTCAAGAATACCAGAAAGTTATTCCATACGATTGATTATGACGAAGACAACAAAGAAAAACTAGATCATTCCCAGTTCAAGGATTGTTATGTGAAGATCTTCGTGAAAAACAAGACAAAACCTGTATTGTTTGAAAAATATCTAGACAAGTTCTATGAGGCTGGCGTTGCAGAGTTAGTGGTTGCAGAAGAAGTTTCGGCAAACCCGGAATTGGTGGCTGTGGACATTCACAAAGACACGCTGCAACTTCTGCACGAAGAAATAGAAACAATCAACGAGAAGTCAATTCAAAAACCGTTGCTTGCCGAGATCATAAATGCAGCTTACAATAATGCATTGTCCAAGGAAGAAGAATGATTGAATTTGTATCAGTAAAGTTTAAAAACTTTGGATCATTCGGAAACAATTACTCCGAGATCAAACTAAACAACAACAAGACAACCTTGGTCACCGGGACAAACGGGAACGGAAAGTCTTTTGCTCTTCTGGATTCCTTGTGCTTTGGATTATTCGGAAAGCCATTCCGCCCAATCAACATTCCTCAGTTGGTGAATTCAGTCAACAATCGCCATTGCATGGTTGAGATTGAATTCAAGCGGTCAGGATCAACATACATCGTCAAAAGAGGTCTAAGTCCAAAAATATTTGAGATCTACAAAGATGGTGAGATGCTTGATCAACATGCCAAGTCAAAGGATTACCAAGAACACTTTGAGGAACAGATTCTGGGCTTTGATTACGCAGCATTCAAGCAAGTCGTAATTCTAGGCAAGTCAAACTTTATTCCGTTCATGCAGTTGACACCCAATGAAAGACGAAAGATCATCGAAGGTCTTTTGGATCTTGATATTTTGGCTGACATGAATGTCTATGTTCGTGGTGAACTCTCTAAACTCAAGACCGAGATATCTGAAGAAGAGAGTTTTGTAAAGATTGCCCATGAAAAGGTAAAGTCTTTAAATGAGCTAAAAACTCAGATCGATAACACCAAAAATTTGGAGTTAGCCGAATACGAAGATAAAATTGTAGAACTTAAAGAATCCGTAAAGTCAGAGGAAACTTTTATTCGAAATAAAGTAACTGAACTTACAGATCTTGAAAATTTAAAGAAAGAACACAGTTCTAGGATCGCTTCTATGGCCGGGGTTCCCACAATGCACTCCAAGGCACTGGAACTCCAAGAATCGCTTATAGGGCAAATAAACACTCTAGAAACAGATCCAAAGTGCACTTGCTGCGGTCAAACTTTGCCAGAAGAGGCCAGACAGAAGCATTTGGAGGAGAAAAGAGAAAAATTGGCTTCTTGTAAGAAATCCTTACAGGTTGGTGACAAAAAACTCAAAGAACTTGAAAATTTGAAGGTTGAAGTAGAAACTTTAAATCAAAAGATCTTGGAATTAAATATTTTGCAGGCACAGGGTGTCACCCGTAAGAATGGCTTCAACAATGAAATTTTGTCTTTGAATCAAAAAATTGCTAAAATAAAAAAGACCTCAAGTGAATCTGAGATCAATACAAAGATCGAAGAAGCAATTGCAGAAAAGGACAAACATGCCAAGGCTTTGGAGAGCGCCATCAGCAAACAAATTCACCACGACGTTGTTTACGACATTCTCAAGGATGGTGGGCTTAAGAGTCGCATCATCAAGCATTATGTTCCCATCATCAATGGACTCGTCAACAAGTTCCTCGGAAAACTCAATCTCTATGTTGACTTCCATATCGATGAGGAATTCAAGGAAACAATCAAGTCACGATACCGAGATGCATTCTCATATTCCTCTTTCTCTGAGGGAGAGAAACAGCGTATCGATTTGGCCATTCTCCTGACTTGGAGAGAGATTGCAAAGATGAAGAACAGCCTGAATTGCAATCTGCTCATCTTTGATGAGATTCTTGATTCTTCTTTGGATTCGACTGGAACTGAATCGTTCTTGAAGTTATTGAACAAGATGAAGAGCAAGTGTTCGATCTTCATCATCAGCCACAAGGCAGATGCGCTGACTGACAAGTTCGACCAACAGATGCAATTTGAGAAGAAAAACAACTTCTCAAGAATCAAGGCTCAAGTCTAAATATTATTGAATGTTCAAAGGAAACTTTCAATTAAAGAACGCTTCCGGGAAACCCATTACTTATTCCAATGGGGATGTAGTGATATATCAGGGAAAGATGTATCAGTGCACAACCGAAACACAAAAGACCCCATTTCAAGCACCCCTTAATTGGAAATTTACTGGTTCTACAGAAATAGTTCAATCCAGCGATCCACCATTGAATCCAAAAGTTGGTCAAATGTGGGGATCGACAAATGGAAAATTTTATATTTGGTTTGAGGACCCAGATGGTTCTCAATGGATTGAAACTTGATTTGCAAAAAACAGGAGTTATAATATCACCATGAATGAAGACAGTTTTGAGAAATTCACTAATCGCCGCAAGAACAAGAAGACTGGATTGAGCCGCAAACAAGAAAAAAGACAAAAGCGGGGAAATCGCCATGAGAGCAAGCAGCAAGTGAATGACATGATATATCGTCGTGAAGAAGAATAATCTACAAAAGGATCTATATGAGTACTGTGACAAAAATGCGTTTGAGCAAAGAAACATTTAACATTCTAAAAAACTTCTCCTCCATCAATTCAAACATTCTCATCAAACCTGGGAATGTGCTGAAGACTCGTTCGGCAGGAAGCAACATCTATGTCAAGGCCACCGTTCAGGAGGACTTTGACACCGAAATTTCCATCTGGGATCTCAACAAGTTCCTAGGTGTGGTCAGCATGTTCAACAATCCCGATCTTGAGTTCCATGATACTCATGTTGACATCTCCAACGGGCGTTCAAGCGTAAAGTATTATTACGCAGAAAAGTCTCTGTTGACTGTTCCCACCAAGGACATCAACATGCCTGAAGTTCTCTTTTCATTCAATCTTGATGAGCAGGATCTTAGTGAAGTGATGAAGGCTGCTAGTATTCTTCAGGTCAGTGATCTGAAGATCATTGCTGGTGACGGTCATATTCGCCTTACCGTCGATGATTCCTCCAACAGCACATCAGACAGTTTTGAGATTGTGGTTGAGGAAAACTATAGTGGTCCTGACTATGAAGGAAACATCTCAATCAACGAGATCAAGTTCCTTCCCGGTTCCTACAAAGTAGAAGTCACGGATACCGTGGTTTCTAGGTTCACACACAGTTCCCAAGACATTACTTACTACATCGCAATCAACAAGGGATAAAAGTGACTGATATACGTGATATGTTGTGGGTGGAATCATACCGCCCACAAACGCTGTCTGATTGCATTCTTCCAATAGATCTAAAAAAGATTTTTGAGGGAATGGTAAAAGAGGGATCTGTTCCCAATATGCTTTTGTACGGAAAGGCAGGTACGGGCAAGACTACGGTTGCCCGTGCCTTGGCAAAGGATGTTGGTTCAGAATACATTCTCATCAACTGCTCGGAAGAAAATGGAATTGATACGCTGAGAACCAAGATTCGTCAATACGCATCGACGGTATCGCTGAATGGAAATCACAAGATAGTAGTTCTTGATGAGTTTGACTATGCAAATCCTCAGTCAATTCAGCCAGCATTGCGTGGAGCCATAGAGGAATTCCACAAGAACTGCCGATTCATACTGACTTGCAATTACAAGAATCGCGTCATTGAACCTTTGCATTCCAGATGCACCGGGATTGATTTCACGATTCCCAATGCAGAAAAAGCACAAATTGCATCTGCAATGCTTGGTCGTGTGGAACATATTCTGACAACGGAAAAGGTTCCATATGAAAAGGCGGTCTTGGTCAACCTTGTCAAGAAGCATTTTCCTGACATGCGAAGAATCATCAATGAACTCCAGAAGTATTCAAGTTCTGGAAAGATTGATGTTGGTATTCTTGCTCAAGGCAGCAGTGAATCGTACAAGGAACTCATCGGATTCATGAAGAACAAGGACTTTACTTCATGCAGAAAGTGGGTTGTACAGAATCTGGATCTGAATACGACAGAGTTTTTCAAGCGACTTTATACGGAACTATATACAGTCTTGAAACCAAATTCAGTTCCACAAGCAATTTTAATTGTTGCTGAGTATCAATACAAAGCAGCTTTTGCATCAGACCAAGAAATCAATACAATGGCATTGATCGTACAGATCATGATGGATTGTGAGTTTAACTGATGGAATTAAAAGACTTTTTGAACAGCATAAATCACGACAAGAAAGCGCTGCTGGACAAGGACGAAAAGGATGTTCGTCTTTATCCAGCCTTTGTCATCAATAAATGCTTGTCATACTTTCCAGATACATTGTTTCATGCAAACGAGATGAATTGTCACCCGTGGCTTGATTCCAAATCCCAGTTTGATTTTTACAGACTATCCGTAAGAAAAAAGAAGCGTTTCTCTCATTGGATACGCAAGGATACCGAAGAAAATATTACGGTAATTAAACAGGTTTTCGGATACAACGACATGAAAGCCAGAGAAGTACTAAATATCCTTAGTACAACAGATATAGACAATTTAAAAGCATATCTAAACAAAGGTGGAACTGGTAAGTAGGAGTGAAAGCAGTTATGTCAGATGTATCCGATAAAATATTCAATAATGTAGGCGTTCATGTAAATTTATTTGACCCTGAAGATTTCATGGTTGTTCGTGAAACTTTGTCACGGATCGGCGTGTCACCAAAAGGCAAGAAAGTATTGTACCAATCTTGCCACCTGATTCACAAGAATGAATGTTACATTGTTGCCCATTTCAAAGAACTTTTTGCCTTGGATGGCCTTCCATCAAATGTCTCGGAAGAAGACATCAAGAGAAGAAACGCAATCATAAAATTGCTGGAAGAATGGGAACTTCTTGAAGTTGTTGACAAGGAAAAAGTAAAAGACCGAATGCCCCTATCTGGTTTAAAGATAATTAAATATACAGAGAAAGAACAATGGGAATTGATACCCAAGTTCAATCCTGGATCTCTTCGTAAGTTTTTCAATACATAAGGATGAATATGCACAAGTTGACTTTGAGTATGATCGTAAAGAACGAAGCCCCAAACATTGAGCGTTGCTTGGCTTCATGCGCACCTTTCATTGATTACTATGTAATCTGTGATACCGGATCAACGGACAACACCAAGGAAATCATCAAGAAGTTCTTTGATGAAAAGGGAATTCCCGGTGAAATACATGACCACGAATGGTCTGATTTCGGAACCAACCGATCCAAGGCTCTTGAACTTTGCATGGGCAAGACTAAATGGGCGCTGATGATCGATGCCGATGACTTCATTACAGGAACTCTTCCTGTTGATAAGTTTGATGACAATCTTGATGGTTATGTTGTGCAAATCAAGCGCGGTGAGTTCAAGTGGCTTCGTGCCCAGATCTTCAACTTGGGCAAGAAAAAGTGGTGGTACGAAGAACCTCTGCATGAATATGCTATCTGCGAGCAGCCAATGAATGTTGGCAAACTTGAAGGTGATTACGCTTGGGAAGTTCGTACAGAGGGTTGCCGTTCAAGATCTGTGTCGAATGACATTGAGAAGTACACCAAGGATTATTACATTCTCAAGGGATACTTGGAAAAAGATCCAAATCAACCTCGCAAGCAATTCTATGCAGCACAATCTGCCTTTGATGCAAGAATGTTTGAAATTGCAGAAAAAGAATACCTCAAGAGAATCGAACAGGGTGGTTGGCACGAAGAAGTATTCTTCTCTTGGATGCGTGTCGGCATGTGTCGGGAGTTCCAAGGAAAGCCAGTCGAACAGATTGCCGATGCATTCATGATGGCGTTTGAATCTGCACCAAATCGTGTAGAGCCACTATACCATCTATCCTGCATCTACAGGAAGTACAATCGTCCAAGGAATGCTTTCTTGATTGCACACCTAGGCGCTCATATTCCAGTTCCACAGAATGACATTCTATTCGTTGACAATGCCAATTATCTGTGGGGCATCTTTGACGAGATCGGAACCACGGCTTTCTATGCAGGAATGCCCCAGTTGGGAATGCAATGCTGCCAAAAGCTCCTAAACGAGCCTTATCTACCAGCGGAGCATCGTGAAAGAGTTCAAAACAACATGAACATCTACAGTAAGGCATTTCAGCAGTTCCAAATGAACTTGGAACAGCAGCAAAAGCAGTGGGCTGAAAAAATTGCCAAGGAAACCAATAAGACTACTTTGAAGGTGAGCCCAGAAGCAGAGACCGTTAAATTATAAGTTTTTGCCAGTATAAATAATTTTGTAATGGCAGATTCTTATGATTCTAGCGTAATAAGAGGGGACACCCTTCGATGGACGATGTTCGTCCGGGATTCATCCGGCGGATCTTATGATTTCAATGGATCTACTTTGCGAATGCAAGTTCGCAATGGCTATGCTCCAGCAAAAGTGTTTGCTTCATATACGACTGGAGTGACCACCGGAAGTGTCTTGACCATTCCAAATGGAATTTGTGGTGGAATTTCTGCAAATGCAGTTGGAAATGTTGTTGTTTGTGTTGGATCTTCGCATACAGAAAATTTTTCACCATATACAAAAGTTTTTTATGACATTCAAGAACAAAAAAGCAATGGAGACATTGAAACCCTTATTAGCGGAAATATAAATGTTCTTCCAGATGTAACAAAGGTATAATATGAGCAATCCACAGATCACAGTAACAACAAATCCACCCAATATAGTACAGGTTATTGATGGATCAATTTCCGTAAGTATACCAGCAAACGTTTTTGCGCTTAATGGATTGGTTGGAGCCGTAGGTTTGTCTGGAAATAATGGCGTTGTTGTTCAAAATTCTGGAAACACAATAAACATTGGTATGACCAATTTTGTGTCAAGCATCAATAATTTACGAGGAACCGTTGCACTGTCTGGTGATAGCAATCTTTTGGTACAAACTTCTGGAAACACCCTGTCGTTAAGTTTAACAAATGTGGCTAAAACAAATGTTGGACAAACTTTTACTGCAATTCAGAGTTTTGCTAATGACGTTGTTCTTTCGGGAAATAGCGGTAACGTTACGCTCAAATCTGTTGGCAAAGATAATTTAGTAATGGGTTCTTCCACAAGTTTAACATCAAACACATCAAGCGTAGGCCAAAATATTGCTATTGGTATTGAAAGTTTACAATCCTCTATAGGAGGAAACAATAACATTGGATTGGGTACTCAAAGTTTGAATGGATTGACTGTTGGAAGTTTTAATATTGCAATTGGGGAAAATGCTGGAAAAAATTATGGAAGTGAAGGAATAACTTTAGACGCATGCAATCGTGGCATTTTTATTGGTAGAAATACTAGACCATTATCAAGAAGCCAACCAAATCAAATTGTAATTGGAGATTCAAGTATTGGTTTGGGGGCCAATACCACAGTAATTGGAAATGATTCTACAACAAAAACAAAAGTGCAGGGTCTTCTTGAATTAGATGATGGTTTGGATTCCTTGAATGTTAAAAATAAAGTAATAAGAATCGAACAACCTCAAACGATTGTGGATCCTTTCGTAGAAGGTGATGTTGGTGTACTTTGTTGGGATGACAACAATCTTTACATAAAAACCAATCAAGGCTGGAAACAACTTGCATTGACTCCTGTTACGGGAAACCTGACTGGCATTACTTTTGATTTCAGATTGTTGCCTTCAGACTCAACCAACTACCTACGATTCCTTCGTGGAAGCAGTGCATCATATTTGGATGTCAATGGAATGACCTTCGTACAGGAAAATATTCCAAGGGTTGCTTATTATTTGAATTCGAATGGAAGCACTGGAGATCTGGCAGGTCTGTTGGTGGAAAGTAGTTCTATGAATCTATTGCCATCTTTGGAGACCTATAATCCATCAGATCCATTTGCTCCTTGGCTAGGAACCAACATCAGTGTTGATAGCGGATCTTGCTATGGAACAAATGTATTCGGAGAATTTAATGTAAGACGATTGACGCCTTCGGGTGTTGGTGTCGTGAGACACTTTTTATATACTGATTTAGTTGCTGGTGTTTCTGGACAATCCCACAACATTTCACTTTTTGCCAAAAATTATCAATATGATGCTTCAAACCCACTATATTTGGTAATTTCCGTAGATAATAACAATGTATTAGCATCGTTTGATTTACAAAATAATATATCTTTTATTGAATCTGGAAATTATGCAAACCCACAACCAATTGCAAAAATTACGAACTATTCAAATGATTGGAAAAAAATTGATGTAACTTGGACATATAGAGGCATTCCAATAGGAAATGCTGGAATTGGTTTTTATCTTTCGGCATTTGAACCTGGAACTGGGAGAGCCCTCCAAGAATATACTGCAACAAGATTTGCAAATACAGGAATTTTAGTAACCGATATTCAATTTGAACAAAATTCTCAATCTTCTTCTTATATAAAAACCGTAGGTTCATCCGTCACAAGAAGTCCCGACAGATTATTCATGGATGGTGCCTCTTTCTCTTCTTGGTTCTCAGTAACAAGCGGAACATTCTTGACTCTTGTTGATAATTCTTTGCAAGAAAATACATCACATACACAAGGAAATGTAAGA